CAGCAATTGCATGACGATGGCCAGTTTTTAAAAAGCACCGCTGATTAATTAAACGTTGCTTTAAATTGCTACTACTACCAATGTACATTTGGCCTGTATGCTTATTTGTTATTGCGTAAACACCGTTTGTCATTTTCCAAATGCCCTTCCACCAAAGTGAAAACTCACAATTGCAGCAAACAAAGCGGCGGTATCGCTACTCCACAATTTAGCGGCAAGGTCAGGAAACGCTACACCGTGGTTATATCCATAGATAAACATACCTACGTCAACAAAGCATAGAAGCAGAAAGAATCCCATAGTGATGAAACTGCGCGTACCAGCACGCAAGTCCTTTATCCACTGTGACGTTCCCTCGTTCAGACTCTCATCATGCTTGTAGATGGCGTTCATCTCAGACACTTGAGCGTTGACTAGGTTCTCGTTAGCCTTGGCAGTTGTCTCTAACTCTAGCTGGGCGCTGTGTATCTGCTCCACCCGTTCCTGCGCCTCAAAGCCTGCTTTACGCAGCTCTAGTTCGCGTTCAATCTGCAACTGCGCTAGTGCCAGTTCGTGCTTCTTATCGTTGCGGTCTTGGAAGAAGTCCAGCAGTTTGGGCAAGCCGCCCATCAGGAATGAGATCAAAGTAGAAAGAATAGTCAGCATTTATTTCCCCATCAAAAGTGTTAGCCACCAAAAACAAAGACCCAGCAACAGTAGCGCAAGCGCACCTCCAATAAGCCAGGTCAGCAATTCATCTATCTCGTCCTTACGTTTCTTAGCGTGATTTGCCGCCAATATTTCCTCTACCTTGCGTTTTTGGATAATCCTATTACGCTCAATCATCAACTGCTGCCAAAGGTCAGCATTGCCCGACATCACCATGTAGTTGTTCAGTTCCCTCTCAGCGTCTGCAAGTACCTTGGCCTGCATCACTATCTCAAACGCCTGCGCCGTATCCGACTGTGCAAAACTAGATTTAGGCTTTGCCGCTGCCTTCTGGACAACGTCCTTGGCATCAAAAAACTTCATCAGGTCGCCAGATACGGCCTGGATGTCCTTACCTAGTGCTATGGCTGCCTTAACCCCCTTAATCGCTGCTTGGGCAGTAGCAAAGGCTGTAAGTGGGTCTATCATTGCTCAACCTTTTTCCACTCCAGACAATAAACCCTGCGCTCAAAAACGTCACCCGTCCATGCCCACCTTACGCAAACAAACTTTGCGGGTATGGCAATTAAAATAACAGCAACCACCCATTTCAACTTTTTCCTAACCAGTGGCTTATATAACCGATTACGCTACCGAAAGCAGATACAGCAACCATGCCCATCCAGAAGCCGCCCTTAGATTGATTTGCCATCTCTACCAGGCGCTCTATTGACGTTTCCATCTTGTCGATCTTGGCAGACATCTCGTCAAACCGGCGCTCGTAGTCCTGCACCTTCTGCCAGAGGACTCCATATCGAATCGGGTCAATAGTTTCTGGTATGTTCATTTTTAGTTAAGCAACTCTGTTGCCTTTTGTTCTGACTGATCTTTTGCTTCTTTTTGCAAAGCCTCAACCAATTGAAATACGTTTTGATAAGGCTGCGTTCCAAGGTATTGGAGTACAGCGTTAACCAGGTTTAGTGATAGGCTTACCTTCTCCATTACCAAGGCAACTCTGTATTAGCTGGGCTGACAGGCGGTGTAATCATGCTGTCGATTTGTCCCTGCACACATTGCTGTGCGCTTGTAATGGCTGATTCAGGAATCCAGCCAATGACCTGTGCTTGAGTCAGGCTGGCGTAGGGAGTCACTGGGCCTGTTTGGTCAGCAGAGTTGAACTGCGTGTTGCCGCCGATAGAGGCGGTGTTAGTGCCGTCTACGCCAGTGACTTCCCAGATGGCGTTGACCACATAGTCTGGGTCAGGCTGCTGGAGCGTGTACATGGCGGTGATGGTTGTGGTGAAGGTTGTCATGGTAGTCCTTTAAAGATTAGCGGCATCCAAACGTGCCTTAAGTGATTCAATGATTGCTTGTTGTTCTTGGATGGCTTTGACAAGATAAGGCACAAGATTTTGATTTAACGACAACATACCATCTGAGCCTTCTGCTACTTGCGCTGGCAAAACAGTTTGGTATTCTTGAGCAATAAAGCCAATGTCGTGTTTGTTGTTTTCAATGTAGTCAAACTCTACTGGGCGTAAGGCTTGAACAACAGCAAGACCAGACTCTAAAGAAGCAACATTCTTCTTAATCCGAATGTCAGAAACTACAGACCAGTTAAGAGAATTTGCGCCATTGTATGCACCTGATGTGCCACCAATAAATGCTGTATTTGAGCCTTTACCAGTAATACTTGCACCAACAACAATTTCACCAGTTACCGCTACACCTGATTGAGTTGCGGCATAACCAATATATACATTACTTGCACCAGTTGTTATTCCGTACCCCGCCTGATAACCAACAGCAGTGTTGTTTGAGGCGGTGGTGTTGGCGTAAAGGGCATCACGACCAATTGCTACGTTTGAATTGCCCGTAGTGTTTGAATACATGGCTGTATAGCCAATAGCCACGTTAGGGTTGCCAGCCGTTGTTCCAGAGTAGCCAGCTTGGTAGCCCATGTAGACATGACCCGCGCCAGTTGTATTACTGTACCCAGCTTGGTAACCTACGGCAGTGCTGCTTGATGCTGTAGTGTTGTTATAAAGAGCTTGCGAACCAAATGCAGAATTACCTCCACCAGAAGTGTTTGAAATTAAACTACGATAACCAAATCCTGCATTATTATCACCAGTTGAATTTTTTCCTGATTCTGAACCAAAATATGCATGTCCAGCGCCTGTAGTATTACTATACCCCGCCTGATAACCTACAGCAGTGTTGTTAGAGGCTGTGGTGTTGGCTTTAAGTGCATCTGTACCAACCGCTACGTTGCTAGAACCTGTTGTAGTGAACCTTAAAGCGTTGTAACCAATACCTGTATTGAATGATGCTGAAGTGGCTGGATATAAAACTGCGTTACCAATAGCAACTGATTGAGAGCCTGTGAATACTGCGCCGCCCAAGGCATTTTCGCCAATTGCAGTGCTGGTAGCACCAGTTGTATTCGCCGCCAAAGCACTAGCACCCACCGCAGTGTTGGTAGACACAGCACCAGCACCACGGCCCACGGTGATGCCTTCAACAACTGCACCACCTGTGAGCGTGGAGACACCTGTTACGCCAAGGGTTGTGGATGCAGTGAGTGATGTAAACGCACCAGTGGCAGGTGTCGTAGCGCCTACTGTGCCGTTCATTACTGCGCCGGTTAGCGTCTTGTTGGTCAAGGTGTCAGTCGTTGCTTTACCCACCAAGGTGTCAGTTGCAGCAGGCAGCGTGAGCACCGTAGTGCCAGCCACCGCAGTCGCAGCAACTGTTGTAGTGCCTGACGTAGAACCAGCAAACTTGACTGTACCCGCAAGAGTCAGCGTCTTGCCAGTGCCAATGTTAAGACCCACGCTTGTGCCGGTCCCAGCCGCTGCAAATACTGCGTCTACGGAGTCAAGGTCCGTATTGATCTTATTTCCCCAAGTGTCAGTACTGGCCCCTACCTCTGGCTTTGTGAGTAGTAAGTTGGTCGTAGTTGAGTCAGCCATTTTTAATCTCCATTAAATTCCGTGGTTAGTATGAAAGTTCAATTGCCGTTCAGCAGATTTTCTTTTGCAAACAGCTTCAAAAAAATTATCAAAATATCCTAAAAACTTTGCACAAATCTTTACTTCCCATCTAGTCTCATTTCTTCCAATTCTGTTGCTTAAAGAAACTCCAACGACACCAGATGTATTGTCGGATGGTTTTGATTGGTTTCTGCTATTACCATAACTATCAGTTTCTCTTAAATTTATCATTCTGTTGTCATGTCTAATATGGTTTTCATGATCTATTTGATTTGGATAGACACCATGGACATAAAGCCATGCCAGCCTATGAGCGCGATGTTTTATGCCATCAATTCCAATAGTTAAATATCCACGATCACTAAATCCACCAGCAATTTCTCCTTTAGCTGCTTTAGGTCGTCCAATAGCCCATGTAAAAACACCAGACTCAGCGTCATAGTTCAACACTTCTTTCAATCGTCGCTGAGTCAATAATTCCGTTTTTTTCATTTTTAACTTATGCAATAGCTTGCCAAGTTTCTGCGTTATCTGAAATTGCTGTCCATGTTTGTGAAGTGTCTGTGCCTGGTGTCCAGCTCTCGGATGTATCAGAGATAGCTGACCAGGTTTCGCGAGTGTCTGACTGACCTGACCAGGTCTCTGGTGTATCAGGCGTAACGCCCCACCCGTAACCCAATATAGTGCCGACAGAACCCGTAGCACTTACCCCAATTATCGCTACCGAAACGCTGTTTGTGACGTTACCAGCATTTAATGACGCGCCCACGCCAGTGATAACCTCGAACGTGAACACCTCACCCGTCATTGTCCCAGCGGACAGGATTGAGGCATTGCCACTCAAAGCAAACGAAGTATTCCCGCGAGATACAGTGCCAACGTCAGCGGTTAAGGAATTACCCGATACCGCCACTTCCTTGGCAGGCGCCACCGTGCCAGGTGACAGGGTTGACGAATTACCAGTGACCGCCTTGGTGCTGGACAGAGTAACCGAGCCAGCGGACAAGGTTGCCGCATTGCCGGTGATGGCCACCGAGACTGACGCGACAACAGAGCCTACGTTGCCGGTGGCAATGACGCCGTCCTCTTGCTCGGATATGTTGACAAGAAAAGTGCCAACGGCCCCAGTTGCCTGGTTGCCGCTGATAACGACATTGCCTATACCATAGACGCCCTTGCCGTAATAGCCAGAGCCGTATGCAGCCATATCGCTGCCCCCAGGTTATGCCAGCCGAATCAGGCCGGTGCTGGAGTCATTGGTCGGCATGGTCAGGGTAAACGTACCAGCGGTCACTGTCTGTGACCCAAAGGTATGCACGCTGACTGCCTTGTTGCTCTGGCTTGAGTTGTAGAGGAGCACCGCATCAAATGCTGTGGATAAAGTGACGCTGCTAAAAACAATGCTCGCGCTGGGAGTGAGAAACGCCGTAGTGCTTGTGGAGGACGGGGCAGTACCAAACGTGACCGCGACACCCCCAGCGGTATACCCAGTGCCACTTACCTCGTTGGTGGCGCTGTAGGCCGTTGTAGCGGCGTTCACGGTGGCGCTCGCTAGGTATAGGGCAGCCTTGAATGTGTCCGCTGTAGAGACAGTGTGCGCAGGCACTCCAGTGCCGTTAAACGCATGGACAGCGTTGAGCAAGTCAACCTTGAATGATGTACAGAGGGCTTGAGTGTTAGCGATAATAGTTCCCTTCTTGGGTTAAACCCGATTCAAGTTTTGCCATTGTTTGCCATTTTTTATCACACTAACATGAGACTGTGTAATTCCAAAATCAGCAGCAATTTCTCTCTGTAGTTTATTTGATTTTCTTATCAAATAGACTTGTTCATTAGAAAGTTTTGACCTTCCATGTTTTTCACCAAAACACGTTCTTCCTTTTTGCTTTGCATCTTGCATATTTTCTAATCTTGTACCAAGAGACAAGTGCTTTGGATTAACGCAATTTCTAACATCACATTGATGCATCACATCTCTAGAGTCTGTAAGCCCAACGAACAAACGGTAAGAGGCTCTATGGGCTAATTCATGTCTATCTGGAGTTCTAAACATTCCATAGCCATTTTTCATGCAATACGCTTTCCAAAGCCAACATCCTGATTCATGTTTAACAACATGACTCATAAATCTTTCTGATTCTGGTGATCTAACCTTACCAGACATAACTATCCAATCATCGCCGCGACACCCTCTGCCGTGACGTTCTTTTTCAACAGTACATGAACCGATCTGTGGACCAGTTCCCCATCCAACCAGTACTCAGTCCAACTGGTCAGCTCGTTATCGTTCTCAATAGCGCCCTCTTGCTTCACCAGCAAAGAGTCATCCATATCACCCTTGGTAGTCGTGATAATCATCCAAAGCTCCTTGCGCGTGCAGCCATAGCACCACCAGACGTAGAGCCACGGTCATCTGCCGTCTGAACATCGGTCAATGCCCTGTCGTACAGGCTAGACCATACGGGTATTCTCGCATCATCCTGCAGGTATGGCGCGGCCTGCAACAGGCTGCCGTAAAGGTAAATATCGGGGCTTGATTCCAACAGAAAGTTGCTTGATACCGAGGATGACAGCTTGGTTAATTTAGCGTAGTACACCAGTTCGGTGGCATACGTTGCATCGGGGGCAGGCACTAGCCTGATCTGGCCACCGACAATGCCAAAGTATTTAGGACGCGAGGCAGCAGAATATTGTCTGGACAGATCGTCCAGCGCGTCAATGGTCTGGAACACCAAAGGCGTGACGGGGTTTGTGCCGGTGAGCTTGAGTGATTTTGTCTCAAGGAAATCACTAGGTACGGCGCCATATTCGGTAGAGAAATTGGCACTGGACCTGTTAATCATCTGCCTGGTGCGTAACTGGCGCTCAATCTGCGCCTCTGCCAGAGAGATAAAGTCGGCAATGGCAGACGTGAGATCGGTGCGGTTAAGCCAATCACCAATTGATGTCTTTAACTCCGTGTACGTTGTCAGAGCCATTACGTTGCCTTTTCCTGTTCTTCAAGCTCGCGCATCACCCAGGTGTGGTCGTGCTTGAATTCAAACGTGCCAATGTGACCAATCTCTTTGCTCACGTCATGGTCAATGTGGATTTTAAACCCTGCATCCTTGGCTTTGCGGCAGAAGAAAATATCCTCGCCAATGTAGCCGCGCTCCTTGGGACGCCACGGCGTCTCAAACCAAGGCTCTGACAGCTTCTCAAAGACGTTACGCTTAATCAGCATCACGCCCATGCCAATAGAGCCAACCTCCTCAATGCCGGTGGATTCTGGCATGGTGTATACCAGCTCCCTGGTCCCGTCAGGTCCGTAGTTCTGCGCGGTGGGTCCCGTAGGCATCCTGCGCCGTGCGCAGTTGGTGGCCACAATATCTAGGTCATGCTTGAGCAGTCGTCCAACCATATCCTGCGGAAACGTCATATCCGAGTCAATAAACAGGATATGCGTGCAGCCCTCGGCCATCGCGTCCAGCGCCAAGTCAGCGCGTTGGTTCTGTATCAGCGTACCCTGCATGATCTTGAGAGATACGGCATCGGTAGTATTGATAGTGTGATACGCCACCATATTCACCAGGCAGTAGGTGAAGTTTGTGTGGACCATATCACGCGCTGGCGTGCAGACTGCTACATAGTTCATACTTGTCCTGGACGAGTTCTAAAGTATTGGTTTTCGGGATCGTTGAGCCAGCGTTTCATGTACGCCTCATCATCCAACTTACCCTCTGCCTTGAGCTTGAAGTACACACTGAGTGGTATGGACGCCACGCGGCTCCACTCTCCATACTTGTCGTGCTTCTCACCTTGGTTGTAAATGCTGCGGTTTTCTTCAATGATCGCCGTGACATCTTGACTTGTCTGAATGGTTGCCTTGTCAGTTTCCTCGTCGTAGTGCCACGTCCGAGTGATGCCAAGGTCTGCGTTTGTGTCAAATATTTTTGATTCGCTCATTTAAAAAAGGGACCAGGTTTCCCTGATCCCTCCTTCCATGTTTGATTACGAAGTAATCAGGTCAGCAGCCAGGCCGTGGGCATTCTCAGCCAAGACCTTGTGGCCCCACTCTACGATAAGCATACGCTTCTCAGCATCGCCTGTCTTAGCCAGCTCGATCTGCTGGTAAGGACGCAGGGTAGTCATCTTTGCGTACTCAGGATCAATCACCCACGCATCACGCTCACGTTGGAACCTGTTGGGAACAATTGCCACCTGGCCGAAGTCGCTGACGTATAAATCTGCCGCCCCCACGATAGTTGCAGGACGATCACCACCATTAAGGTTGTAACGTGCAGATGCAATGCCAGAGAAACCAGAAACGCGCTGCTTGTTGATAGGACCCGTCATCAAGATTTTTGGAGTACCGCCAGCGGCCCAGACTTGCTGGATAACGTTCTTCAAAATAGTCTCGGTGAAGGTACGCACCGTGCCATCAGTACGGGCGCTGTTGGGCAGCGTTGTGTACGATGGGTTAGTGCCGTCACTCGCCTTATCCACGTTGGTCTTGATAAACGCACCAAGCGAAGCAGTACCGCGCGCGACACTGGTGCTACCAGCAGCAGCCACTGCACCATTAAGCATGGAGAACTCTTGGTCACGCTTCAACTCAGAACCGCGCTTGGCGATCTGATAAGCCAACTCAGAACGGCGACCGGCCTTGTTAACCACTTCCTCAGTTGCGGACAAAACGATAGTCTTGCGCGAAATCTGAGCGTAGTTTTGCAGACGTACAGTAGCAACAACAGCATCAAATGACGACACGTCGTCACCCTCTAACTGCTTGTTGGCTGCGGCTGCTGCCAGGGTATCGGTTTGCCACTCAAACAGAGAATTGCTGACCGACTCGCGGCCAATGTTGCTCATGTATGGAGTTTCTTCCGGTGCAATATTGGTAATAATATTGCTCAAATCCTCCCGAATACCTTTGGCATCAAAGGTGGTGAAGGTGTTAGTTACGATAGTCATGATTTACTCACTTCAATAAAAGTTCAATTGCGGAAGCCGCGTCGTTGACGCGACCAGTTTTTGCAAGACGCTGTTTTGCGCGAGTACTTTCACTTGTCGTGGAGACACGGCCTGCTGCACCTGGCTTGGCAGGACGTGGACCATTGTTCACCACCGGCTTGATGGACTGTCTCTTGCCCATCATCTGCTCGTACAGTGCCGCTTTACGCAGCACATTAACGACGCGGTGGTCGAATATGTTCTTCAGTTCATCGGTGCTAAACCCAGCCTTCTGGCCGAAGTCAATGAGCAATTCTTTCTCTTTTTTCGCCTTGTTTGGGTCTTTCCAATCAGGCAAAACCTTCAGCAGTTCGTCTTGCTGTTGGGCAAGAAAAGACTGCATCTGTTGAGCTTGCTCCTGCTGTGAAATCTGCATAAGGCGCTGCTGCTCAAATTGAATAGCTTGCGACTTTGCTTGGTTTTCACGCACCGTCTCTTTCTGCCGCACCCACTCGATGGGGTCCTCTTGGTAGAGGCGATCCCAGTCGATATTAGGTTGCGCGGCTTGCTGAACCTGCGACTCCAATGCTCCTAACAACTGAGCGTACTGACTACGCTCGGCGCGAATGGCCTCGGCTTCCGACTCGACTTGGCGTCGAATTTCGGCAATTTGCTGAGTCTTTCGCGTGTAGTCCTGAGTCCGCGAATATCCCTTTTGAAGTTCGTCCAGGGTTACAGTAACCTCTGTCCCGTCAACTCTGACGGTAAAGGTCTGATCCGGCTTTTCTTCCTCGGAATCTTCACTTTCCTCTAACTGTTCGCCATCCGTGACATCGTCGGTTGCGTCTGCATCTTCCGCTGATGTATCGGCTGGCGCCGCCGACTCGCCTTCCAGCGAATCGTCAAACGTCTCCTCAATTGACTGTTCTCCCTCATCGGGCAGCATTGCAGAGAGTGCCTGGGCCGCTTGGTCCAGATTCATGGGTCCCGCAGAACCCATTTGTGCTTGTTGCATAAATGTCCTTACTTATTCGCACGCTCGATAGCGCGTTGCGCTACCTTTGCGTTGTCAACAATCTTTTGCAACTCGATCTTTAGGTTTTCGATTGCCTTTAGCATGGACCAGGCGATCTCTCGCTTGGCTGACTCCTCTGGTTTCGTTGACCGAAAGTACCAGAGTTGGTCGTTCTCCATCTTGTTGATTGCCATGTTGAAGGTTTCATCCTCCAGCAACTGGCTTGCCTTTCGGCCCTTGCGTACAAGTTCGTCGTTCTCCATTTATGCCATTCCATATTGGTTGATGGGCGCAGCCGCTGACATCTGGGCTTGTGCCAGGGTAGTCTGCTGCTGCATCGCTTCTCGGTTGAGATTCTGCTGTGCTTCAATCTCAGCCGTAGAAATCTGTGCGTTGTACTTTAACTCTAATTCGTATTTCTTTAAGTATAAATCTTGTGCCAGGGCATCGCGCCGGTAGTCATCATCGCGCACCATCTGCTGGTGCTTTAACTCCAGCTCTGCCGCTTTCTTTTGAATATCTGCCTCAATAGACTTGGCCTGCACCTGCGCCAGCACCTCCTCTGGAGTCGGTTTAGGCTGCGCTGGGGCTGGCGGTTGGTAGTCGGCAGGCACGTCATTGAAGAATTGCGAGGCATCCTTAAACCCAGAGAGCTGCACAATCTGGCGCAGGGTATGGGAATACTGAGAGGGGGTCACCAGCGGGTTTTGCGGTCCTAGTTGAGTTAGTGCCTCCTGCTGCTTGGCAAGGATCATCATCAGAGCCTGGATGCGCTCGTTGGTGTCGCCATTTCCCAGGCCAATGTTGATGTGGACATCCATTGCGGAATTCCACGCGCGCGGGTCCATCTGCACAAACTCGTTGCGCAGGCGCACCATGCGCGGCTTGTCCTGGTGCGTCACCAGCAAGAACAATATGCCCTTAAATAACTTCTTCATACCCTCGGCCATCAGGCGCGCAGTCAGTTCAATCCTGCCCTGGCTTGCGCTGATGGTGGCCGCCACCGCTGCCTTGGTGCTCGACTGCAAGGCATCAGCGTTAAGACCCATCGCGGCCTTGCTCATGCCGGTGCGGTCCTCTTTGATTTGGTCGATGTAGTCCAGCATCGGAAACGCCGCCTGGCCAACAAAGGGATTGCTAAAGGGCTGCACCATCCCAGGCTGACGCATACGGATAACGGCGCCGGTTTCGTTGTTGAGCACGTCATCCATGTTGACCATGCCCTCGACCACCGCAGTGCGCGGATGGATGGATTGCGCCAGCGAATCAAGCGTATTGCGCAAAATCTCTGACTTAATCTCTTGGATGTCGTGCGTAATGTCAAAAATAGACATCGCCTCAAGGGGGCTGGTGTGTGGCTCTGGGTCGCAAGGAAAGTCAACAAAGGGAATATAGGACGCTGGCAGGTTGCGCACTACCTTGTAGCCAGAGCCAATGCAGCAAATCTTGCGCAACTCTGCCATGCCGTCGCCGTCATAGTCAATGCGTGAGTACGCCTCAATGTAGAGCACGCGCTGCTGCATCGGGTTTGCGCTGTCGTTCATGCCAAACGTAGTAGACAGAGGCTGGCGTGCCAGGTACTCCTGATTGCTCTCTAGGTCGGTGGACGTAATGTTGTCGCGCACCTCGTCCTCGTCGTAACCCATCGCCACCAGTTCCTCGACTGTGGCCATCTTGCGGTGGGCAATGATTCCGGCATCGTCAAAGGACCTAGCGCGTCGGTCAAGCAGCAATTCCTCTGGCGGCACTGCCATGATCTGGATGCGTCCATCCTTTATCACGCGCTTAATTTCCACGTTGTGGAGCATTGGCGGTGGCGGCATAGGCATCGGCTGGCCGGTTGTAGGGTCAACCTGTGGCGCCATGCCCTGCATAGCCTGCGCTGCGGCAGGGTCAGGGTAAGAGACAACAATCTTGACTTCGGCATCTTCTTGCGCAAGTATCTGCAAAGTCTGGTCATCTAAGCCTGAATATTCCTCAATGCGGACAGTTTCTGTCTCCTCCCACCAATACTTAGCAATTCCGCACTTACGCACTAGGCTATCCTTGAAGATGGCGTAGGTGGTCATAAACCCGTTGTTATCCGAGTTAAAGACAAAGTTAGCGTAGTCGGTGGCCTGTTTGGCAAATGCCACGTCCTCTGGCTGCTCTGGCACAAACTCGACTACGTTTTCGCTGGAGAAAAACACCCGCATCAGGCTGGGCATCATCGCCGAGACAGTGTCCCGCACCTCCATCGCCACCACCTGGGAGCGGCCATCTTCCTCATTTCCAAAGGGATCGCCTCGGTAGTACTCAGTTCCACGCGCACGGATTGGCGATAGGTCAGAATCTACATAGCTGACAGCGTCGGTCAGGTCTTGGCCAATAATCGCCTCAAGCTCGGCATCATCCATCTGCTCTGTGGCCGACACGTCGGTGGTAAGTAATTCGTTCATCATTTTGATTTGTTCCTTGCAGATATTGCTTTTGCCTTTGCGCGAGCATCTTCCTTGGAGGACGCACCCCACGCTTTGAGAGATAACAGCAGCCTAGTTGGTTCGCCGTCTTTCATCTCAGGGCCAGGCATATTGCCCATTCTCGCAAGGAATGACGCCCTGCGCGGGTTGTCACCAGACTTCACGGGCGCTTTCAAATCCATGCCCTGGGCCTTGGCACTAGCGCGCCCCTTGGCGTTTAAGCCACCGCTGGGACTCTTTCCCTCACTACGCTGCCAGGCCGGTGTTTTCATTTAATGCCCCAAAAATACAAATCTCTTGGAGATTGGCTTTCGCTAAATTC